GCCAGTTGAGCCGGGTAGCCGCGTGCCAGCACGCTACCAACACCGCCTGAGATTGGCCGGTCGTCGTGGTCTGCGGGCATAGGCACCCGCGCTGCGTCCATGAACTTTGCAATCTGCATGGTGGTGTCCTCCTCAGGCTTTCGCCAAGTCGATCTGAATGGCTTTCCACGCCGCATCGAGCGCGGCACGCTGATAGCAACGCACGTAGGATTTGGAGCCGACCACGCGGATGGCGTCCTTGATCGCCTGCATGGCCCGCTGCCAGCGCTCGTCCTCGATTTCCAGACGCAGGAGCATGAAGATTTCAGAGCGGTTGATCTGACCGGCTTTGTCGGTGTTGAACGCGCGGGTGACGATGTCGCGGATTTCCGGGCGCGCATCGGCAGCCCATTCCGTCAGGCATTCATCCACGAGTGTTTTTGCGATTTGTAGCTCGGGGCCGAAGTCGATCAGGTCCGCGACTTGCACCTGTACCTTGAACAAACCGTCATAGCTCATCAGGGTCTTGTTACCCTTTTTGCCGCCCACCGTTGCATCGTACTGCCCGGCGAGAATGGCCTCAAAAGCGCTGATGTCCTCAAACGTATGGGCCTTGAAACGGCTCACTTCGTCGCTCAATGCCAGAGCATAGCCGATGATGCCGCGCACGGTTTGGTCCTGCAGTTTGTCCTGCGGTTTGACCAATTCGGTTGGCCGAAGATCGCCCTGGGCATTGCGCATATAGGAGACGCCGTTGATGGTTTCCTCGCCGCCGGGCACATGTGCAGGTTGGCGGGAAGGGGAGGTGGTTTGAGCGTGCTGCTCGGTCATTCGCCTGTACTCCTGTTCAGGGTGGGTCTGGTTATTTGGGAAGGCCAAAAGGGCGCGGTCAGGCGCTCACCTATTGGCCTGAAAATGCGGGCACTTAGGGCAGGCTTTGAACATCTTGACGTGCTGGCTGTTGGCGGCGGAGAATGTCTTGGAGCGCTCACGCCATTTGCGGCACACATCTTTGCCAATCTCGCCAAGGGCGGGGCAGGCGACCTTTTCCGACATCAGCACACCGCGCACAGATTGTTCGATGGCATCGGTGCTGGCCCCGTAGCGGTTGCTCAAAACGAGGTTCACCGCTCCTGCTGAATAGCCAAGGCGCGTTGCGGTTTTGGCTTGGCTGGTCAGGTCGCATTCGGTTGCGAGTGCTTCGACCCAATCGGGAATGTCGCCACCCCAGCCGATGCTGGCTTTGTTCATTGCGAATGTGTCAGCGGTCACAGCTGAACCTCCTTATCCAGTGAGACAAAATCGGCGGTGTTGGGGTCGAACACGCCTTTCACTTTGCGTGGCTTCGGCGCGACGGGGCCGCTGTTGTTGATCAGTTTGAACTTGGCCTCGCGCTTGCCGCTGATTGCGGTCTGCTGAACCCGGAGGTGCTCGGATTGCACCAGCAGGCGGCAGTAGGCCCGCGCTTGGGCGGCCGAGACCTCCACGCCGCCTGCATTGGAATGCGCGGCAATGTCAGTTGCGGAGAATACGCGCAGACCGCGCATGCTGCGCCACATGTTGCCTTCGGCGCTGTCGTCATAGCTGGGCGATGCTGCGGGCGCGGTTGGCGCAAGATCAGTGCGGACGTAGACCTTGCGGCTGTCATCCGTTTCAACGCGGGTGATCAAGCCCGCATCCGCCCAGCGGTTCACGAACTTCTTCGCGGTGGAGCGCACGATCCCAAACGCGAGCAAGTCGCTCCAGTGGATCTGTTTCAGCGATTGCGCTGCGCGCCACGCAGAGGCCTCCATATCGGATCGAAAAACGTGTTTCATTTCCGGGCCTCTGCAATGCGAAGGGTGGGGCTTTTGCGCGGGGCAGGGGCTGCGGTTGCTGAGGCAAGCCTGCGCACGGCAGGTGGCTGGCCGGTTGCAAATTCACGGTCACCCCAAAGTGCCAGATCGGCACGGCTGGTGCCCCTTGATCGGGCCAGTTCCATGGCTTGGTCGATGTTTGTCACCACCCGGCGGATGGAACCGCCTGAAGCGTCGACAATCTCAGACAGCAGATCCCGCTCAATCGCCACATCCGGGCTGTAGATCTGCACCAGCTTTTCCGCATCAGACAGGTTGCAGGCGAGGGCCGGTTCCCATGCAAGCTGGCGGTTGTGGATGTTCTCCCACTTGGTCAGATGCTGGGGCAGTTCTTCCTCTCCGACCAGAATGACTGTCGATTGGCTGGCCTCGTAGAGGTCGCGGGCCAGTTCAATCAGATTTTTCTTCATGGTGAGATACTGTGCGTCATCGATAATCAACGGACGGTCAGCGCGCGCCAGATGGGCGGCAATGGCGTCGACCATCGCAGGCACCCCGCGCACCGGCTTAATGCCAATTTCGCGCATGATGGATTGCAGGAAGTAGCTCGGCGTCCAGCAGCTCAGAACCTGAACGTGATAGGCCTGATATTCGTTGGCGGCGAATGTGGTGGCGGTGGACTTCCCCCAGCCGGAGGGGCCGTAGAAGACCGCCATTCCCGGTCGGCCCATGGAGCGGTCCTGCACCCGCTCGACCAGTGAAATCAGTGCTGCGACATTGCGCAGCGGGGCGATGCTTGGTGTCATGCTCTGCTCTCCTTATTCATCGCTGCCCAGAGCTTTGCGCATGCGCTGAAAGCTCCGGTATTGGGCGGATCTCTGATAATCCTGCATGAAATTGCGCTGTTCCTCGGTCAGCGGGTGGCCTTCAGCATCGAGCCGTTCCAACTCGATGCACCGATTGAATTTCAACTCGGGGTCGTCATCATCCGGCTGCGGTTTGCGGAGGTCCTCGAGACGCGCGATTTGCGCCTCCAGCCGGGTTTCGTGATCTTGGTCGTGGCTTGCCTGCTGCAAGCGCGGTGTCTTGGGCGCTTTATCGTGCGGGGTGACCAGTTGGATCACCTCGGCCTCGGGGAGTGCTTCAGGCGTTGTGTCCTCACCTGCAGCGCGCAGGCGGGCCGCAATCTCTGCTGCCGAATATTCGCGGCTGGCGCGGGCTTCTTCCTTGACTGCACGGACGAAGCGGCCACGCTTGCGGCTCACATTGCGGGCATCCCCTACGCCAAGGAAGTCTCCCGGCTCCGCGCAAGGCGCGTGGCCGATGTATTGACCGTCGAAGTCATAGACATGCAGCCCGGCGTGCAGATTATCGGGGTCAAAGCGCCCGACCACTTTTTGCCCGGCGATGCGGTACATCCACTCGGCCCAATACCGGGACCCCATCAGTTTCAGCTCACCATTCTTGGCGTTGGCATTCAGCCCCTCGGCCCCCATGAGCCAGAGGCGGCGCTGTTCTTCGGTGGCCTTGCGGATTGGGCGGCTCTTGTAAGAGGCCTCAAACACCTGATTAAACGACCGCCCAAACGCGATTTCACTGCGGCGGCCTTCGCGTGCGTTGTGGTCTTCGATTTCCTCAGTGAGGACCGCGATGAACTCCTCAAGCGGCACCGCACGGTTACCGTAATTCTCCGGCTTTGCGTCGGGTTTGTTGCCTGTGTAAGCGCCTGCAAAGGCCGGATGCTTTGCCACTCGATCGCAGAGGTCGCGGAACGCGCGCTCGATAGGTTTGGATTGGCCGGAATAGGGCGTGGCCCAATGCACTTTGACGCCAAGCATGGGCAAGAGGCCCGGCACATCGTCATCGCGCACCTTGAACCGGAACCGTGTTTTAGATCCGCCGGTGATGACCTTGGCCGCAAACTCGCGTCCGTTGTCCAAAAGTGCGGCCTGCGGGATGCCATAGCGTTCGATGAGGTCGCCAATGGCGAGCTGGACCGTGTGGCTGTTCGCGGTCAGCGAGAGCCGCCAAGACAGGATCTTGCCGGAATAGACATCTGAGAAGAACACGCCCTGCACCCGTACTGGCAGTGTCTCACCGGGCCATCGCACGAACACGTCGAACTTGTGGTAATCACCGCAAATGCACTCAAGCGCGCTCAGAGCGCTTTTGTCGCGATCTTGATGCGGGTAGTAGCGGCGCAGCGCCTCGGACCCTTTGCGCAGGAAAATCTCGGTGGGCTTGGAGATCGTCTCTTTAATGGCCTTGCGCACCCGATGGATCGGGGCAATGGGCAGGCCTTCCTTTCTGGCGACCCGCTTTGCCCGGTCATAGCACGATGTCAGCGAGGGGCCTTCCAGACGCAGCCAATCAGAACGGATCAAAGCGAAAAACTCAGGATCCAGCGGCGCGACCTTGCCTCTGCCGCCGGTCGGCTTGGGGGCGAGATAGGCCAGCCAATCAGCCTCGGCCACGCCTTCAATCAGCGAGAGCCAGTTCCAGATTGATTTCTCCGACGCATCGACGCGCAGCGCTACGGCTGCAACTGCAGCGGATCGGGTCATGCCTGCACCTTCGCATTCAGCGGCCAAGCGCACCGCCTGCAGGCGCAGTTCGGCCTTGGATTTGGCATTGGCGTTGAGGCCTTCGAAATCGGCCCAAGCGGCCTCGCGGCTGCGCTTTGGTTCTGGCTCCTCAGCGGGCTGTTCGATCAGGGACAGGCGGGCGCGGATCGGGAACAGGGAATAATGATATTCCAGCCCGCCGCCT